CCCAATGATTGCAAAGCCTTAGCAAACATAGCTTTTTGCTCTGCTTCTTTACTATGAAATAAAACTTCATCTACTAAAAACCCGAAAGCGTTATCTCCACCAGATAAAGATTTTAAATTCTCTCTGATAGTACTCATTACCTGCCCAAGCTTTTGAGCGTCTCCAAAACTTGCTGGATCTGCAAATAAATTCTCTAATTGATTTTGATTCATTTTTTGAGAAACTAAACCTAATCTTTCAAGCACTGCTCTTCTTTGCTCAACATTTGCTTGGCCAAAATTATCCTCGAATTCTGCACCTAAAAGAGCGCCATTATTTAAAGGCTGGTCTCTCATCATTGCGAGCAAATCAATATTCGTCATATCTCCAACAAATTTTCCTAAGCCCACTCCCTGTTCTTGCATTTTTATTACCTGCTGAATCTTTTTGAATTTTTCATTATGGTTTTCATCAGATTCCCATATTGGCGCAGGCATTCTAATTCCATTAATCTCTTGTGGGATTCCATTCGTGAAATATAAAAATGGAGTTCCTTGTGGTGAATTGTAAAGTTCTTTTCTTTGCTGTGCGGCTTGTTTTTCTGTACTAAATCTTTCAATCATTTTATCATCTCCCGATCTTTGAGGGCGATTACTTATGATTTTAAGCCTTCTTTCTCTTTCTGCGATGATGCCATCTAATGCTGATATAAGACCAGCCTTTTTATCATTAATTCTATCAATTCTTGATCTAGCCTCGAGTATTGCATTTTCTCCCATAAAGCCTTCGGCTCTTTTGCCTAGGGTTTGCAAATATAATGCGTCCCGAATGTTATTTTGTTTGTTTTTGAGTTCTTTCTCCTGCTGTTTAATTTTATCTGCAGCGTCAAGACCTTCGTTACCAAAAATATTTTGTGCTATTTCGGCATCTTTACCACCAAGATCTTCTCCTTTGTCAAATTTATCAATAACTCTTTTCTCTTCTTTCAGTTGAGCGATTTCTGCTCCAAACACTTCTTTTTCGCCAACTTTTAAACCTAGTATTGTTGTATCTTCTTTTTGTTTAGATAGAAATTTTGTCGCTTCATCAATTCCTTTTGATACCCCCTGTGGCCTGAGAAGAGCAGTGTTTTGTAGGTAGTCAGAAAAATCTAATGCCAACAATTCTTTTATCTTGTTGATTGAGTCGGTTTGTTTGTTATTTATTTGGGTTATTGCTTCTGCAGCGCCAGAACTTAATCGACTGTAACCATTGATTGAAAAATCTTTTGGCAGATCTGCATCGCTAATCGCGGGAGGTTCTGGAAGCCTTAGCTTAAGTACATCTTCTTGATTGATTGGTGATGGAAAAACTAACAACGAGGATCCATCAAACCTATCATAATTTCCTTTATTTTTATTAAAATAATCTTTCGAGACATCAAATTTAGCTTTTAAATTTTTTACTCTGTTTTCGGCTGATTTATTTTGATTGATAAATGAATTTAAAACTTCCATCTCTTTCTGAGCGTCTTCGAGTTTAACTTCTCTATTAGGATCTGTTTGGTCAGATTTTAAGTTTTCAATCGTTTGCCCTAATGTTAATTTTTGCTGCTCTTGCGATTTAATTTTTTCAGTAAGATCCTGACGGGCTTTTCCTAAGTCTTCGCTACTCCATAAGGTGGGAGCATCGGTAATCTCTGTACCAAAACTTAAAGGCAACTTTAATTTAAAATCGCCCCCCAAAGCGTCCTCAAAACCTTTTATTTTACTCAGGTTTGCAAAAAAGTTTGGGCTACCATTAACGTTTTCTTCGACGAGCCTTTTTGAAAAATCATAAAAACCTCCATTTTCTTTTATTGCTTTATATTCTTTTGCAAATTTTGAGATTATAGAGTCTGCTTGTTTGTCTTTGCTGTCTATCTTTAATCTTGGTCCACCGCCTGTTTTACCATTTAAAAATTGATTAGCATCTAATGTAAAGTAACCACCTTTTGTAATTTCTTCCAGTGCTTTTGATATCGAAACATTAGTAGGTTCAGATTTTAAAACTCGAGCTGAAGCATCTTGCGCAGAAACAGGAAACAAATCTGAATTAGGGGCTCTCTTCTTAAAAATTGTAGGCATCGCTTGCTCAAGCTTTGGAGTCAATGTTGATTCGGATAACCCTTCAATTTGATCTGTCGTCATGCCTGTATCTAAATAATAATTTAATATATCTGCGGCAGAACCAAGTCCATAAGACGCAATGGATAATCCGCTTCCTGCTAAACCCACTCCAGCTGTAATTGGTGCGGCTGGGCCAGTTGCTGGAGCTACAGTTAATGTTAAAGCCGACCCAATGCTAAGCCAATCTCCAGTTACTTTACTCCATTTAGATATGTCTGATAAGAGATTTGTGATCCATTCCTCTCTAGCATATTTACTGCCCCATGCTTTTAATTCTGGTATTCTTGATCTTGAAAGATCAAACAATTCTTCTTTTCTTGGGTCAAATATCTTTTTTGATAATTCAATAGCTTGCGAATCTAAATCATTTGGAAGGTAAGCTTTGGTTGACGGAATCCTACTATCAGCTATTTCTGCTATTTTATTTTTATCCAGCCAATACATAGCTGTACTTAAACCGTTTCCATCAACAAAGCGAGGCACATCTCTTCCTTTTTGAGATCCATAATACATAGACTCAACAAGCCTAGCATCACTTGGAACGCTGATATCTCCAACAAAATATTCTGTTAATTCAGACATGACTTTACCTCCAAGGCTTAAAGCTGAACCACCTTTTAGTACTCTTCCAGCATTGCTTAAGGTTCTTTTTGCTAATTCTGATTTTGGGATGCTTTTTATTTTGTCTATTGTTTTCTTGCCTGCTTTAGTAATTCCTTTTGCGGCTATAGCTCCAAGACCCGTATCTGCAATGGTAGATCCCGTTGAAGCATCTTCTATTGATACAAAGTTCGGCACAAAACCTCTGGCTTTTGTAAACTCCTGTATAGCTCTTGAGTTTCTGGATGCTTTATTAAGCCCTTCTGGATGATCTCGTTTTACTGCAGCAAAATTTGGTTGAGTAGCGGCGTCTCTTACATAAGTTCCGATACTTGGATGGCTATCCACAACAGGTTTCTTTGCACCCATTTTTCTTTCGGTTTGTAAAGCTTTTTGTACGCCGTTTGTAGGTGCATAATTTGGAACAAATCCTTCTGCAGCAGATCCAAATTTACTTTCAATTGTTTTTGCTGCTCTTTCTAATGAAGCAGCAGCCTTTTCTAATGAATTTGAAGATGCACCAAAATCTGCCTCTTGGAGAGAGTTTACTAGAGCTTGGTTAAGCTCTTTCATGGTCTCTGCATTACTTAGGGCATTTGCTGCATTTTTAGTGGCTAATTCTTCGATTGCTCGTGCTACTAAATTTACATCAACTGCTTTATTGATTTCTGATGCTAGTTCTGGGCCAATACCCAAAGCAGAAGCTAAAGAGTCTGAAACGGCTTGTCCCATGGCCGTTGACAAAGCACTAATTTCGTCACTACTAAATGTTACCAAGCTAGCTTTTTCAACATCTTCTTGCCCTTTTACTCCTCCATCTTTTGATGCAATTACTGCTTCTGCTACTGCTTCGTTTAAGGCTTGAATAAATTGGGCTGTTTCATTTTCGACTTGAGACAAATCGAAATTATATATTTCATTATTTAACTGTTGTAAATCTAGGGATTCTGATGTTTGACCAGTGAGTTGCTCAAAAGCAGATTGTAAATTTTCGAACTGAGACGATCTTCTATTTTGCTCTTTAAGCTCAGCTAAAATTTCAGAATCAGCACCAAGCTTTTCCATTAGTTCTATAGAAGCTTTTACTTCGGTCAGTTTAGTTAATTGACCTTCAAGCAATCCTTTATTATTTTTGAAAGTGTTATTTATGTTTCCAAGGCTTGCTAGTTGACCTTCTGATAACTGTGTATTTCTTTGAAAATCGATGGCCTGAGCTTTTATTGCATTTAATTGAGAACGAAGGTTTGCGTTTGTTACGGCAGTGTCTTTGATAGTGCTCTGATTAATTTTCCTAAGTTCTTCTATAGTTTTTGTGGCGGCATCTTTTTGCTCAGGGCTCCCAGTTTTTTGTACTTCTATTAACCCCTTAATTGCTGCCTCATTTGAAATATTCCCTTTATCTATTCCTGCTATTAAATTTTTAACTCCATCATCTAATTTCGTTGTTCCATCTTGAGCACTTTTGATCACTTCACCCGCAAAACTTTGCAAGGCAGCTTCTTGTTCTTTAGCTGACCTAGCTATTGTATTTTTTATATCGGCAGCTGCTTGCCCTGCTGCAAGACCTTCTTGAGTAACAGTTCCAGTAGCTTGAAGTGTTTGTAAATTTGATGCTGCTTCTATTTTTCCTGTTTGTGAAAGAAGATCTATTGCACTCGAGGTATTTTGCGCTGTAGCAATTAACTGATTGCCAAGTTCGCTTAATTTAGAATTAAGTTTTTCAATTGGTTTTTGTGCAATTTCAAATGCCTCTTTGGCCTTAATGACCGCTGCTGCATATTCTGCTTGTTGTTTAATCTGCTCAAGCGTAGATGAAGTAACTTTTTCATTTTCAGAAAATAATTTTTGCGTCGAACCACTGAATTTTCCGAATATTGATTGAAGCTGAAGCATTTTTTCTCCAGAATTTCCAGATTGAGTATTAAAACCTTTTAATGCATCAGATAATTGTAAAACCTGTTGGTCAGATAAATTTTTTGTCAAAGTCGTTCCAAGAGCTTTGATGTCATTTTCGAATTCGCTAAAATCGATATCTTCGATATCTCCAAAAATACCAAGAAATTGCTCTGAATCAACTTTTTGAGTTACTGTTTTAATCAATTCTGCAAAATCTTTTTCAACAACCTTTAAATCCTTTCCAGCTGCAGCTGCTTGTTTGAACTCTGCAATTGCTTTGTTTAATTTTTCTGTATCTCCTATGCTGTTTATAACATTTTCAAATGCTTTTGAATCTAACGAGCCTAAATCTTTTGCTTGATTAAAGAGCTCCTGCATGAACTTACCAGCAGTCTCTACTTTTCCAGCTTCCGCAGCCTGAGAAAATCTTGCGGTTGCTGTCGCAAATTTATCAATTTTTTCTATGTTTTGAGAGATTACATTTAAAGCTTCTTCTCTAGCTTTTACTTCTTTATCTAATTGGCGTATTAATTTCTTTTGAGGGTCAAGAAAGTTATTATAGGTATCTGCAAGTAAACCTGCAGCAACCGAAGCAATAGCTATTTTTCCAGAGGCTCCTTTTATTTTATTTCCAAAAGCTTCAAATTTTGTTCCCTGCAATGAATCACCAATGCTATCAACTCCTTCTCCAAGTGCAAAACCAAGTTGAGTCATTGTTAGAGAAAAATCTTGGGCGACAATTCCAGTTTGCGTTAAAGCTGTTTCTAATGTAGTTAAGCCTATTTGAATACCAATCATTTTACCTAAACTGCTTTCAGCAGTTTTTTCAACTTCCTTGTTTGCTTGTGATTGTTTCTTTAAGCTTACAGTAGCATCGTTTGATGTTTTGGAAATTTTTTTAGTATCTACTATATCAACACCATGTTCTTTTAGTGTTCCTGTCTGCATTTTTTTTATCTGTTTCACATCACCTGTGGTGAGGTTCTTCCCCGCTTGTTCCAGAGTATCTGTAGCGTCCTCTAATGCAAAAAAGACTTCGTTGAGCTGGCGATCTGTACCATCTGCAGATGTCATTAATTTTTGTAATGTTGTTATTAGATTTTCTAAATGCTGTTTAGCTTGTTCTGATGCTTTGCCACTAGCACCCATGCTTGCAATAACTTCTCTCGTTTTCCCTATCATGCTGTCAACCATAGCTACAGTATTTTTAGTCGGAACCCTTGCGAAATTAGGAATATACCCACTTGCCATTCCATGCATCTTGGGATCAAGCCCTGTAGATATCGCACGATTGACACCTTGGAATCCGCCACCTGGCTCATCTCTACGATTAGCAACCAATAAGCCCATTGGGTTCTTAGGACTCTTCAATCTGTTATCTTTATCAACATATATCTTGGCTGAAGAGCCTTGTTCTTTTAGTGCAGACTTTTCTCTTTCGATAGCGTCTTGAAGTACATTTGCAAAATTAGGAATCAGACCTTTAGCCGCAGCAATTCTACCTTCAAAATTTGGATCTGAATATCGAGTAAATGGACGACTTGCATCAGCAACTCCAGTTCTAATGGCAATTTTATTGTAGTGCTTTTGAACTTCTTTTTTGATTCCTGGATTTAAAGCTCGGTATTCGTCAGAGCTGATAAATTGTCTAACATTTTCAACCGTTTCTCTAGCTACTTCTGGATTGCGTTTCGGAATTTTTATTAACTCTCTTGAATCCAAAGCTTTTAATGGTGGTGTTATTGAATTCTTCCTATTGAACTTAGCGATAGCTACGCTAAATTTCGCAAAATCTTTTTGCGACATAACATAGTTAGGAACAAAACCTTGTCTTTCGATGACCTCAGATAGTTCATTGGCAAAATTTGGAATATATCCATCAGCCATATTTTCGAATCTTTTTGGTATGTACTTCCCTCTTTGATATCCACCTTGACCTTTTAAGGCTAGGCTGATTTCACTCGTGCTCAAAGGAGTCCCGAATAATTTTTCATTAGTAAATGCGCGTTTTGCTTTATTTACTTTTTTGATATATTCTTCTGCAAATCTTATTGCGTCTCTTTGATCAATGACAATTGGTTGTGGATCAAGATCAAGTGAATTTCTTTTGTCTGCAACATCTGAGATTGCGCCTTCAACTTGCTTCTTAGAAAATTTAAGATTATCAATAATTGCTGCATCTTTAATAAATGATGTTGAGCTTTCTTCTTTATCTAGTATTCTTCTTGCGTTCTTCTTTTCTGCTTCTGTAGCTCCACTTCCTGGACGAAGCTTTGCGCGCAAACCTTCTATCATAGAATTACTAAGTGCGAAATTAGGAATGATCCCTTCAGCCGCATTAATGATTTGAAATCTATTAGCCGCCCGTTTAATTGTATCAATAAAATCAGGTTGATTTTTCGGAGCGTGTTTCGTTCCCTTTAATTGTCCTTCAGAACGTAAATCTCCTTTTAATGGACTGCCTATTCTTTTCTGTCTTCTTTCTTCGATTGTTTTGTCGCTTGCGGAAAGATAAGAAACTCTTCCGCCAGATTTGTTTACAGAATTGATAATTTTTTGCAATGCTGGCGACATGCCTCCAGCTTTAGTTTGTCCAGCCCCAGAAAGTATTGTATAAGAAGTTGCTTCTTGAGCATCCTCAAGACTCTTAATGAACTCTCCGTATTTGGCGGCTAATGTTGATTTACCAACGCCAGATGGGCCAATAAACAAATCTTTCTTTTTCTTGTCGGATAAAATGTTTTGTAAAATTTCCCCTGCTATTTGTGGTGGAATTTTATCTTTATCATATACTTGATTAGCAAAGCTTGGTATGTATCCATTAGCAAATCCATTTCTGAACATTCGTATTTCATCTAAATCTACGCTATTCAAAGATGATGGATCTAAACCCATAATTCTGAGATATTTCTCAACCTCTTTTTCTTCTCCTGGCATGTAATCTGCCTTTGTAATGAATTTACTACCAGCGGCTAACTTTTCTTTATTCTGATAAATATACTTGGTTATGTCACCTGGAGTCATCACTCCATTCAGCTTCATTCTTGGAATGTTTTTTCCGCTAGCCCTTTTTTTATTTAAAAGCTTTTGACCTTCTACTAAAATTTTTGGAATTCTAGGCCCAACCACAAAACCAGCATCAATTTGAGTATAAGGCTTTCCTGCTTTTGCAGACTGCTCTATATCTTTGTATATTCTTCTTAATTCTGATGTTCCACTACTTTCAACTGAGCTAATCCAATGAAGATCTAACGCTCTTTTTTGAATTGGCTTTTTATTAGATAATGGTTTGTTGATGAGATTAGGAATATACCCTTGGCTAAAAAATGAATCATACGAACCAAACTTATCTGCCGCAAAAATACTGTGCTTATTGTATTGTTTGACATGTTTGCCGAGGTCTTTAATAAATAAACCTTTTGTACTTATCTCCCTTTCCTGGTTCGCAGCCATACTCATCGCACTGTAATGTTTTGCTCCTTGTCTGCCAAAGCCAATTGGGTTTTTGCGCGATGCCTCTTCGCGATCTTTTAATGTTTGCGCATTAGCTTCTTTAACTCTTTTTGCGAATTTTGCGGCAGCTGCAGGGCTAACCATTTTTGGATTTTTTTCTGATACTTGATTTAAATATCCACTAAAACCACCTAATTTAAGACTGCTTCCTGTGATAGAGTAATCACCTTTAGACTTGTCGATTTTCCAACCGATTTTGTCGCCAACAAAGTTTGGTACGAATCCGTCTGCGAAATTAACCTTGCTGTCTCGCGGCATAATCACAGTAACCTTATTTAAATTTTTACGCTCAGCTTTTTCATTAAAGATATTGCTTGTTTTTAAGTATTCATTAGCCCCTTTCTTTAATAAGTTTGAAGCATCAATAGACCTTACTGTTTTTACTTCTTTACCATTTACTAAGTCAAAATAAGAATTTTTAGTATTAACTGTTGTACCTTGTTTTATTGCCGCTACATACTCTCCTATAACGCCTTTTGTTTTGTCTCTAATTCCTTGCTCTAAATTTTTTAAACTTTTGAATTTTCCATCCTTTATGGTTGTTCGGTATTTTTTCCAATATTCTTTTTGCTTTGCGGTTCCTTTTGCACTTTTTCCCGCGACTACATCTTGAGCTTTGATTCCTTTTGATTGAGCTTCTTTTGTTAAATTGTAATTTTCTATTTGAGTTTTTATACCCTTGATTGCTGATGGATCAGCTAAACTCTTTTTGACTAATTTGGCTGATGCTGATTCAATTGAGTTTAACCATTGAGTATTTCCACTGATTAATTTATTAGCGATAGGATTGGATATTTTTTCGAATTGCGCAATATTCCTTCTGTCATATTCAATATCAATCAATGCCTTAAATGAATCAAAACTATCAGCTCTTTGCCTCTTAGGATTTTTAAGAAAAGCTTGTGTCGGTTTTATTTCTGATACTTTTTTTTCTATAGTTCGATCATCTTCTTTTGGCGGGACAATTATTCTGTTAGTGTAATTTTCGGGCTGAAATGGCCTTATTATATCATCAGGAATACTGGTAATAAAATTAGGAACGAAACCGCCTGCTAAATTTACGCCTGTTCTTTTTCTTTCTGTCTTCTGTTTTGATGGAGCTGCTTTCACTGCTGCATTAACAATTGGGGCCCAGCTCCTTGCGTAAATTTGTCGTAGTTGATCATCAAATGTATTTTTGTATGCTTTTGTTACGACTTCCCCTGCGGAAGTTTGATCGCCACTTCTTTTTGCATCTGCCTTAGAAATATTTGACCCAGGAAAAAATAAGCTCTTAAGATCGGGTGTTATTGAACCAGATTCTTCAAAGTCCCATATAGCCGTGCGATCATCTTTTGCTAATCCTTTTGCAGATTGCTTCGAACCTAATCGAATTGCTGATTCAAAAATATCTCCTTGAGCCCCTACTGATATTATCCCTTGATCTGCATTGGCTGAACTTCTAACAGTTTTTACTAAATTTTGAGCACTAACCTCGTCACCCAAAACCCTTGTATATACATTTGTTGCTACATTTGCCACTGCATCGGCTATGTATGGATTTATCATGTTATCCAAGGCGCCAACTTTCCCTCTTATTTGTTTTGGGTCAGCAGATTCAATTGTTTGCGATGGTATATTTGAAAAAGTAGTTTTCTTCTTACTTCCAATTGTGGTTAATAAATAATTTTTATCATCTTTATTTAATTTAGAACCGCCAATTGTATTTATGATGTCTAGCTTTTGTTCGCGAGTAAAGCCAGGTTTTTGTTTAACGCTTAAATTGCCTCTAGCTCCTTTTGCAGAAAGCATTCCAAACCCAGACATATCTCTTTGGACGTCAATGTTAATACCTCTAAAGTCGCTTAATATGTTTTGAAATTGCTTATCTTTTTGAAGTTTGGATTCAGCAAAGTTCGGAACGTAGCCACGAGAAACAGGTATTGCCCCTTTTGGCATTCCAAATTTTTTAATCATATCTTGATTAAATATTGCAGAGCCCGTTCCTCCACCAAATTTAGGTACAACTACTTCATCGGTATTAGCAACAACTGTTTCTCTTTTACCTCCGCCCATTGGGAAGTTCTTTATAACTTTTGGTTTCGCTGATTTTGATGCTCCACCAACACGTGATGATACAGCTTCTTTTTCTGCTTGAATAGCTCCCTGTAATCCGTTGGCAAAATTAGAGATTTTTTGACTCTTAGCTCGTTTAGGTATATGTCCTTGAGAAGCGTTAGGTACAAAACCTTGAGCTCTCGTAGATATGCTTGACTGTATACCTCTTGATGACGCAAGCCTTGAGATTAATTTTTGTTGTTGACTGTATGCTTGATTTTGTTGTTTGATTGTTTGAAGAACTAATTCTTCTCTTTGTTCATGTGTTAAAGCTTCATTACTAATTGCTTCGTACAAGGCCCGATTATTTTTTAATAAAAATCCAATTTTTGCTTCTGCATCAGCAACCTCATTTGCGGCACTACCAATTTTAAATATCTCACCAACAGCTTTTAAACTTTGCTGGGTAATAAATTTAAAAAGTTTTATAAAGGCTGCGCCAATAATAATTAAACCTGGTCCAGATAAAAATTTTCCTATTCCAGTCACTAAGCCTTGTATTAAACGACTTCCTTCTTCTGGATCTAATGCAGTTTTTAATGCTCCAGAAATTGAGTTAAAAATATTTAACAAATTCTCAATTGCAGGCGTAGCTATTAAATCGCCCAGTGTTGCGGCCAATTCTTTGGCGTTAACGGAAGCTTCATTAATTAAACTAGAAAGAGTGCCTTGTAATTTCTCATTTCTTCGGATGGCTTCATCAGTCGCGCTATTTGATTGATCTAGAGCTCTATTATAAATGCTATAGTCACTGCCTAAATCTTTTACTAGAGCTCGTAAATTATTGATTTGAAATACACCAGCAACCAATTCATCGGTATAAGCACGTTGAGCATCTGTCAAAGTACCATATACCCCAGCATAATCTTGCAGGATGTCTAATGCTCCACGAATGTTACCTGCGGCATCTGTAGTGGAAACGCCGATTTCTTCTAAAGCTTCTCTAACGCCTGATCTCTGAATACGAGTAAAAATACTTTTAAATGCATTACCAATAACTGAACCACCACGAGCTGTAGTTTGTTGAACACTGGTAACAGCAGCAAGCAATTCATTAAGATCAACCTTAGCGGCTTGAGCACTAGCTCCAGATCTAGCTAAAGCATTAGATAAATCTTCAGTACTAACAGCAAAAGCTGCATCAACCGTAGCCAACTTATTAACCAAGTCAGTTGTTGTTAAAGCTGTATCTCCAAAGCTATTAACTGCAGCAGTTAATGTTTCAACAGATTTTGCGGCATCCATGCCAGACAATCTTGTTAAAATCATTGCATCATTTATCCTCTTTAATGTCTCTTCTGCTCCAAGACCTTGACGAGAAAGTTCTACTGCAGCGTCAGAAACACTCTGGAAGCTTTGTCCAGTATTTTTTGCTACATCAAATAATTGATCAGAGAATTGCTGTAATGCTTGTCCATTTAAATTAAGTATAACATTTATGTCGGTTAATGCTTTTTCAACTTCAACCGCGCTATTAATCAAGCCTTTAAACGCATCAGAAACAGAGTTTATAACTCCTACTGCAGCACCAAATGCAAGAGTACGAGCTACAGAAGCATCAAGAGATTTTTGGAATTCAGCTAGATCTCCACTAATTTTACCTAATGGCTGCCTAAATCCTTTCTCATCTAATGATATGCTTAAAGGACGAATCTTCTTTTCGGCAGCGGTGATTTGACGCGCGATACCTGCGGTATCTACGTTACCGCGAATATCAATTTCTATATTTCCTCTACCTAAAGCCATAATTCCTTGACTCTATATACACTATTTTTTAGCTAAAGTTTTGAAAATCTTCCATTGTTAAAGAACCTTTTTTCTTGGCTAATTCAAACGGACTAATAGATAGCTCATCAGATACACCCATTTCTCCCATATCTTGCTTGCTTGCCCCCATAACACTAAACCCTTGTTTATTCTTTCCTTTGTCAACAATAGCTTGATTCTTGCTTTTTGCCTCTGCATAGGCCAATAACCTGTCAGGATCTTTTTTAACTTTATCAGGCATTTTGGGGTGATTTTCTATAATAGAATTTAAAATCTTAGCATAATTCAATAAATTTAATTGATAAAATGAAAAATCAAAAGGGGTCTTTGGAATAATTTTATATAAGTTTTTGGAGCCCAATATATTATAATACATTGTAAAAATATTACTGATTGCTAAATATTTAATATTTTCAATCGATAAATGAACACTTTCTTTCATATAAAACCCAAACCACTCAGACATTTCAGTTTTACTTAATTCATCAAATTCCTGTTCAGTAAATAATTTTTCAGTTAAAGATTTATTTTTATAAAAAGATATAAATATACTGTAATCATTGCTTTTGTTCCGCGCGTAAGTTTCGCATGTTTCAGTCAATAGAGAATCTCTTTTTGATTGTTTTTCTGCAAGTTTTGTTTGGGATTCTTCTATATCTTTTTCTATCTCTTTAATTTGGCTTGGAATGATTAGATTCTTTTTAGTCTCCTCTAGGTTTTCTATATATTTCTGGACATCAACATATTCGACTTCGTCTTGTTCAGTCCACAAGTCCTGTTCCTTAAGAAACTCCATGCTTTCTTTTTCTGTGGGTAATCCATTCTTTTGAGCTTTTTTAAAAATTCGATCATAGTGCTCTTCAAGCTCTTGTTGTTCTCTGCTTCCAAAGTGTTTAACATAAGCTTCTTCGCCTTCGTTATCTACGAAGGTATAACCATTAATCACATCAGAAAGTACTTTTCTTAATGTTTTTTCCTCTGGGGGCTCATCTGCCATATAGGCCCCTTTTTAACTTTAAGATTCAGCCTCGGCTTGCTGCTCCTTAGCTTTCCCTTGCTTTGGCTGCTGTTTTTGAGGTTGCTCTTGTTTTGGTTGTTCTTTTTTGGGTTGCGCCTTCTTAGGCTGATCTTTTTTTACCTGATCTTCAACCGCTTCATTCAAAACTTCTTCAACATTTAAATTTTGTTCGGAATCTTTATTCATTTGATTAAGAACGTCATCAAATTCTTTTTGTTCTTGAAGTCCGCTCATGTACCAAATAGTGGCAATTGTACTTAGCTTGTCAATAGTTTTTGTAAAAATTGGATCTTGATCTTCATCCAACTCTTGATAACTATCGTATTTTTCTTCATAATCAGTTCCTGGAAACAAAGGCAGTTCTTCTGCATCATCTTTATCACCTTTAACATAATATGCCATGTGAAGCAAAAACCAAGTAATTGTCTTATTACGAGCCTTAACGTCAGCAGTATGATCAAAAATTGAAGCTTGAGCTGCTTCAAAATCCGCAAGATCTTTTCTGATTACAGAAAGCTCTGAAACAGCTTTATCTAATCTTTCTTTTTCGTCGTTACTCATCTTATCAGCATCCATAGCGCTGTAACGAATAACGTTTTGCTGTTTTTCGAATAGCTTAAGGTAAAGCTTTGCGTAGTTTAACTTATCTTCTTCGTTTAAAGTTCCGCCAACATCAAGCTGCTTTTTTGCAAGCATTGCTCTGGTAAGCAGGCCCATCTTAATAAATTTATTCAGCCAAATACTGTAAAACATATCGCCATCTTCAACTTGACTTCTCGTAGGCTTTTTTAAGAATACCTTTACAGGTACTTGCTCAATGACTTTTTCCTTAGAGACTTGTTTAACTATCTCTTTTTCGCCTTCGTCATTCTTGCGTTCGATTTCCTTTGTAACTTCTCTCTCGGTCTCTTCTTCGATATCGATAGTGAAGTTGTACAGTTCACGTTTTTTTACTTTTGCCATAATCCTTATTCCTTAATTGATTGTTAAATTAAATTTTTCTAATTGTCCAACTATTTCGCGGCGAACATCATTGCCTTGGTCCAACACTTGTTTTCTCAAAAATTCCATTCTTGATTCATCAAGATAATCAGCCTGATTAATCAACTCTGTATCATTTGGTAGAGCTAATTTCAATTTATGAAAATGATTATCATGCTGATCTTGTATATCTTCAATAATTGTTAAAAATGATTTATATAATCTTGTAATGTTTCTGTTTACTTGAAACTCCAATAATTCCTTTAATTGACCTTGATCCATATATTATATTAATTATAATATAATATTTTTTCAATTATAAATACTGAATAATAGATACAGAATTTTGTTCGTCATCATCCGACGCAACAGAAGATGTTCTTGCTTGTAAATGTCCTGTGATCGATAGCGAACCTAAGTTATCGCCGCCACAACCATAAACTTCAATTTCATAATCATTTGGTTCAGATATGCAATTTTCAGTGATCAATGGATCAGCAATTCCCTCGCCATCAATATTCATTGTAATTTGACCATCAGTAAAGGCTATTTTGGGAACCGATTCTCCTAATAAATAATATTCTTGATATGATTGAGAAAATGTCCAAGTTATTGATGTTATATTATCTAATGCACCTAAATTATCAAATCCATTTAAAACAATATTTTCAGGTATCACAGGACTAAGCGTTGGATTGGTTGGTGTTGGTGATGTAGTACCTGTAACGCCACCAAAATAATTAAAAGATCTACTCACCGTTATCGGCTCTTCTACGCTAATATTAACAGACATAGATGATAACACACAAGGCGCAGGGCATGAATACGGACCGAATTGCAATGTGATTTCTTGATCATTAAGTCCTTTTAAATTGTGAAATATTCCCAAGTCATCAAACAAATAAGAATCAACACTTAATTCTCCTTGTGTTAATGTTTTAATAAAAACAGCGTTTGAACCTTTTATGCCTAATGATTTGGCGTGTTCAATATTTAAATTCTCTGATAAACTGGCTGAATTAGAATATATAGTATCAGTTGTGCTATTACTGTAATTCACGATTACAGGAAAATTTTTATAACAATTACTCATCACATCCTTTGTTTGCAACAAACTTTTTTGTTATTTTTATTGATTCTATAACTTCTCCTCCTGGCTGACTACTTAAACTTCTTTCTTGTATAAAACCACTAACTGTAAGATTATAAACGCTTTCATTACATAAGTTTTTAATATAAAGACTTCCACTTCTCTCATAAAACCCTTCTCCACTTGCAGACCCATCACACAAACCATCAACGCCAGTTAGATTAGTTTTTGTGAAATTCATATCGGATATTAAATTTGAAAGATTAAATTCTTGTGTTGCATCATTAAATATTACTTTTGCTGGGTCATTATTTCCTAATACATATTGAACTTCCATGGATTGATTAAAGCTATAATCAAAATCAAGTAATTCATGAGCGCCAAAATTTGTTAACGCTCCATAAGAAGACGCTCCATGAGCAGGAACTATTTCAGCCGTCCCCTTAGAGGGGGTGGATCCAGACTCCATCTGTCCATAATAATTATATGAAGCAGAGCCTTTAATTAGGCTTGTGGCGTCGCCCTGTATTGAGAATGAATTTAATATTGCATTTCTAAGTGTGAATGGCCCAGCTTGAACTTGAACAAACCCAGTTTCTGCATATTGATCTTCTATATTAGATATTTCAACTCCAGAAGTTATATAAAAATTAATGTTGATTGTTCCTTCTGGTCTATTCGTTGGAAAAGCACTAGCGTTTTTTGTCCCCAATGCAGAAAACTCTTGGATACTAATACTTTCTGAAATGTCTATAGATTCAGCGTAATAGTCCTGGCCATCAATTGATGCCAGCATATTTTCGAAACGCACTGACATAATAAATTAGTCGCTAGGGACTAGTTGTCGTACTAGTGCTGGTGCTGGTGCTTGTGCTTGTACTACTTGTACTGGTGCTTGTGCTTGTTGAAGTAGTCGACGTTGTTCCAGGCGAAGGTGTAGTAGTCGTGAAACCTCCAGGCGTTGTACTAGTTGTGCTTGTTGTACTACTTGTGCTGGTACTTGTGCTGGTACTTGTGCTGGTCGAGCTGGTTGTACTGGTTGTTGTACTAGTTGTCGTTCCAGGTGCAGCTGTCGTACTAGTTGTGGTAGTAGGACCAGATGTTGTCGTTGTTGTCGTGCTAGTCGTCGATGTTGTAGGCCCAAATGTTGTCGTGCTGGTTGTTGTAGGGCCAGATGTCGTAGTAGTCGTTGTTGTAGGGCTAGATGTTGTTGTCGTGCTCGTTGTTGTGGGGCCAGATGTTGTAGTTGTCGTTGTTGTAGGAATGCCAGTAGTACTAGTGGTTGTGTAACCTACCCACGTTGCTAAAGCCGCTTCTTTCCATCCAGCGCTTGTATTGACATAATAATAACTAGGCGCACAATGAGTGTCTCCTTCTGAACCAGGCATAGAAAATGTGGTCGCCGATAAAGGAAATCTTCCCCAGATACTGATCCTTCCTTTTCTGGGGTCCATGATTCCATTGTATATGCAAATATAAAAGTAATTATCGTCGTAGTCTGTATCTCCTTGTTCGCCTAATCCATGATCTATTCTTGCGATTGCAATTCTTTCCCATGTGTTAGTAGCAGTACAAACATAAAAATATTCTCCATCGTAATCTGTTTCGCAAGGAGTTCCTGGGGAGTTAGGAGATGTTGGAGCACTAAATGGAGGCAATGTAGTTGTTGTAGTAGGAGCCGCCAAAAATACACCTTTGGTTGTTGTTGAATAAGACTCTATTTGTGTAGAAAAAACTAAATCAACGGTTTGAGAATCAGCGAATTGAGAACTCATGCCCTGAGACTCCAAAATAGCACCCTTGAAGGTATAAACCATGTTGTCTTCTTCGCTGCATTCCCGCTTAAACTTAATAGATATCTCTCTTTCTTGCTGAGGATTACATATTACATTTCTTAGTGTTCCAGCGGACGTGCTTAAGACGTTTGCGGTTACTGATAAAGTCGCGTTTATCGGAAATTGTATCTCCCGATCTACTGGATGAAATCTATCTAAACAAAGTTTAGGATTTCTGCTTATTGGGATGTCTATTTCAAAACTTTGAACGCATGCTTCATTATCATTTGCGTTATCCATTCCATGCAATAACACACCACCCTCAAGAAACTGTTCGTTTCCAAAATTTAATCTAATATCACCAGGCTTTAATATATAAGCAGAAAGCTCTGTCCAACCATCGGTTGCAACTGGTATATCAATTGGGTAATTAACTTCGTCTCCAGTTTCTACATCTATTGCTGGATTATCTATATTTACGCTATTAGTATCAAATCTTATATTAGCCGCTTCGATGGTAACGCTGGCGGTTGGTATCTCACCAATCGCGGCGGAAATATTATAATTAGTTATATAACCATTACCTATTCCTAAAACTCCATTTTCATTAATAGGATAACTGCTTGTTCCATCTGCTGCATCTTTATTTTCTGGGGCTATTAATAAATAATAATTCTTTTCGTCAGTTGAATGATCTAATAATCCATATAAAAAATTTGTAGGAGAACTAATTCCATCTCGATGCTCTACAGTTAAGCCCAAACTTCTTTCATTTTTTCCATCTAGGATAAAATATGTAAAATCAAGATTAACTACTGGAGCTTCAATAACCTCCCTATCTAAAGACTTTAATATTCCTAATTCTTGTATATCAACGTATTGGACGTCGACAGAATGCCCAGCTGTTTGTATTCTGTATAATTGCTGGGGTTCATGCTGCAGAATGTTTCCTGCATACAATGCTTGACTTTGATATGTTATTCTAGAACGGGCCATTTTATGAAATTACACTTTTTTAATACACAAGGGAATCATGAAAATATACTGTTTTTTGCATCACTTGCATTACTATAATATTTTTCATATCCTAAATTTATAGTTAAATTATTACCAATGTCCGCAGATATGCTCGAATCAACAAGTTTTGCGCCATTAAAACTAAATGATGTGATTTCGGGGCCATCACATTTTTCATTCAATGTTATCGATAAATTTTCAATGAAATCAGTTGAACAAATACTATTAAATAAATTCTTAATTTCGTATTCATCCGCAGTTATTGTAAAGTTTACTTTTGAAGCTAACGGACTCTCAATTTCAAAATCACTAGGAACAAACATATCACCCATTTTATAAATAGGTCTTACATTTAATGATAAATCAAAATCATATGATTGTATTGCATTAGTTGATCCAAATGATGTATTTAATGTCATCGAATTTGCCAGCGCAACTGTTGGAGTTATTGGCGTATAAGATGTATTTGTGATATTTCCGCTTCCAATCCCGCCATACGCAGTTAATGAGAAGTCTGAGGTTGCAACTTCACCTACAGCACAAGAAGATTGAAAAGAAGTAATATATCCTTGATTAAAATTAAAAGATTTATTTCTTGAGTGATTAGGGCCATACAATAAATATCCATTTATTGGCGAACCAATCAAGTTTGGTATTGGGTCGCTGCTTGATACAATCTGTCTCGAAACTGAAACCTCCCCAACCAATTCTCCTTCTATTTCTGTACCAACAAATTCATATCCAGCTGCTAACATCGGAGTATTCGGGACGCTCCAATTTCCATCAAAAGATTGAACCCCTTTTATTTCACTACCATTGATATAAACCGATTGATCGTAGTAAATATTCCTACCGTAAGCCATAATAAATATATACACAAAAAAGCTCTTGGTTGCCCAAGAGCTTTAATGTTAAACTAGATAGAAACGATTGATTAAGAAGCAGATCCTGAAATGAACACTCCGTTAGTGGTATCTTGTGGTCCACCAAGCTGAGCGCTAAATGTAAGGTCTACTGTTTTGTTATCTCCGATACTGGAACTCATTGCTTGGGAATCCAATTGAGCACCTTTAAGGGTGTAAACTACGCTGGTTCCTTCTCCACAACGATTTTTCATTGTTACAGAGATGTCTCTTGCGCGTCCTTCTGAACAAAGAAGATCGCTCAATGTACCAGATGCAATATCAGAAAGATTTGCACTAACAGTCAAGGATGCATTGATAGGCAAGTCAAGTTCACGAGATTTCGGGAAAAGACTACCTAAGCATTGCAAGGGAGTTCTTGAAAGAGGAAGGTCGATACTAATACTTTGTACGCAAGCCACTCCATCAGAAGTACTCATGCCAGGAAGTAATGCACCACCTTGTTCAAGCAACTCAGTTCCAAAATCAACTGTGATATCGCCAGGGCGAATTGCAGCTGCACTTAAAGTTCCAGTTGAGGATCCAGTAATAGTTACATCGTTGTCTATTGCAGATCCATCAGAAAAATCAATGGCAGGATTAGCGAACCCTGAACTGCTTGTGTCGAAACGAAGATTAGAAGCTTCTACAGAGATACTTGCGCTAGGTATTTCTCCTACGGAAGCATCTAATGTATAACTAGTAATAAACCCGTTACCCACGCCAATAACTCCATTGTTACCATGTTGAGCTGCACTGTAAGCATTGTCTTGAGTTGCGTCTTGACCTTCGGGTACAGTTAAAATGTAATAATTTTTTTCAGCGCCCACATCACTCATAATTCCAGAGATACAATTTATATTTCCGTCTGTGTTGAAACCAAGGGTATTTTCGTTTTTACCATCGACAGTATAATATGAAAAATCCAATGATACAGTCGGGGTTTCAATTACTTCACGACTAAGAGCTGCTAACTTACCAAATTCATTAACATCAGTACGTGCAACCTCAACAGAATGAGATACGTCTTGTACGCGATGGATTTGTGTAGGGTTTGCTTCTCCAGTCGACCCTGCATAAAGGGCCTCGCTTTGATAGATAATACGTTTTCTAGCCATAATAAATAAATGTTTTTAACTATATACAGCAAAAAGAACTAAAAGAGAACATTTTTTTAAGTTTCTAATTTAGGGAATCTGGGTGTGCTTAAATAAAAGTCTATAAACCCAATTCTCATGTTTTTTGCTATGTTCATTGCTGAGCTCGCAGTGTCTAGTAATTTACTGCAATTCACTCGTTCTATGAATATATGATTACCATCCCCCAGCCTATTATTATAGAGGGTTTCATAATCATATGGTGGATTTTTTATGTGAAAATATTCACCGAATGGAAAATCTTCAAATTCAACAATCGGTACGCAACTTTCGGTAGAATCTCTAAATAAAGATAAAGTCGCATCTAATGAAAAATTATCATTTGCAATAACCACAACTCTAATATTACTTTTGGTATCTTGCATGCCGCCAAGAGCAAACGGCTTATTAACGCTAGAATTATAACTTAAAAATGCGGCGGGCAATGTATAATTCAATGATCCTAATCCATTTATTGATTGTAAGAATGTAGAATCATCTTGAGTAGCTAATAAAAAATCAGTATTTAATAAAAGCTCTTCTTCACTTTCATTAGTAATATATGTATTTAAAGTTTTTCTTGAGAAATTACCGCTTACTTCTAAATCTCTACCAACACCAGAATTAAATATTACTCTTCCTTGATCATGATCAATCATTAAGCCAACAGAGCTATTAGGTTGTTGATCTATAAATACATAGTTTGGCCCAAATGGGCCTCCTTTTGCATAAACTCCACTCGGTACAGTGCTTCCGTTAGATACAAATTGCCTGTCTGGACTATAGTATGCCACTTGATTAGCTGGAACATCAACAGCTTCATCTGAGTAATAAAATTGCTGACTTATTCCAGACTCCTGAGCTTCAGCAACTCTGGTAACTTTATCATCAAACCATAGATAAAAACTACTTAATACTTTATGATCAAACTGGGGCTTCATATTCTTTTAAGGTTTTGCTCTATATTTTTTAACATTCTAGTGAAGATTCCAGACATGTAATCTATAGGCTTAGATGTTTGTCCTGGTCGTACATCAAATTTAGCTTCAATACCTCCCCTTGATCTACTGGTGCTGAATCTATTTTTATCGTTTGAATATAAATATCTACCAAGTCCACTCATGCCTTTTTCTACTGCATCAACCCAGCTCTCTGTAGACCATGGGGTTGGAGATACAGCGGCAATTTCTTCTTTTGTCGGTATTGTAAATCTTAATACAAAAGCTAACTCGTTTGTTTTCTTTCGTAGACTTTGTATTTTTATTGACCTAGCAAGTAAACTTCTAATTGGAGAAATCGGATCAGCTGAACTATCAAATCCAATAAAAGTAAAAAGATTTCCATATCCACCTAATGTATTTGATATATTTGAAGAATTATTTCCATTTTGTATCTCTTTGGTGACCGCATGGTTATCAAAGTCTTGAAGAAGCTCCTTTTTTGATTTTTCTAATTCAGATCTCACTCTAGCCTCAACAACAGGCTTGACTATTTTATAGCCTTTTTGAGCTATTTCAGCTTTGAGACCCCTCATGTTTATCTTAGCCATTAGTCAGTCCTTCTTAAATATAGAATATAAAACTTTACATCAAATGGGCCTGCTTTAGCTGGATCACTAACAATACGAAAAACCTCTCCATCAATTTCTATCTTAGATGCTTTTGTAAATAATTTATATCCTGCTTCATCAATTTTAACCCTGACAGAACCTTCGCTCATTTCAACATTAACTTGAGCATTTCCAGGCAAGCTCATCTCTTTTTGCTGTTGAGCGTATAAAATTCTAGCCTTTACCTTTGTTTCTGTAACTTTAGCGCGGGTAGTTGGGGCATTTTTAATTCTAGCATATAATGCATTATATGTTCCATTAGTGGCAACAAATATTTCATTCTCTCTTTGGAATACAGTAATATCCCTAGCAAATGTATCATGCATATGATTGAATACATCTCCAATTGCATTTTTTTCAGGGCCTGAAAGGAATGATGTCATGCCTTTTAATTAGAAGAGCCTGTGGTGTTACAATTTCCTGTAGCTTCCAAACCACCATCAAAACCAGCGGTTTGCCTCGGCATGGCTTGGTATGAGTTGTATGAATATACTAAGCTTGTTAATTCTTCTGCAGCGTTTTTGGATAAATTTTTATACTCTCTGGCAAAATCAATATTATTATTTCTCACAATAGTGGTATCGCCTTCTGTAAGCCTTGTCCATTCTAATGCTCCAGTAGTAGCTCCAATTAAAACAGCTCGGGCTTGTTTATTGTAATAATCCTTGAGGTATAATTGGGTTAATATATTTTCCTCTTCTAAAAGAAAACTATCTCCCGTACCAAAGCTTTGATAAGTTAAATTATTAAACTGGCCTATATTTGCCTCTAACCATCCAGAGATTGCCTCAATTTTAAATTCTCTCTCCAATTGAGTAGGCGCATCATCAAATTGAGTCTCATATATTCGCGTTGCAATCTCACCTATGCTTGACATTTTTAAAACCCTTCTTGTGAAATCTTAAGTATATTTTTTGCGGCTTCACTATTAGGATCCATCATTGGAGTAATATACCCAATGTTATGACCCATGCCCGCACCTTCATGAGTTTTAAATGCTTTTAGGATTTTATTCTTGAGAATCATTTTGTTTCCGCTTGGCAGAATGCCAACTTTGATTCCGAATGTTTGTAAATCTGTAATGGTCATACCGTTCATACGTTCGACCAATTCTTCTTCACTATGTGTTCCAAATGGGTTTGCATTTTTTACTCCAAGGATCTGTTCAAGGTCTTTAACCTTTTCCTTGTCACTTTTTCCATCTACAACTTTTAAATCTTCCACTTTCTTGGCAGTGGATTTTTTAGTTTTTTTAACTGTACTGTTCTTTTTTCTTGGCATAATAATATATTAAGGTTTGTAGATATATTATATATTCGTTATACACTAAAATCAATCATTGTAGAAATAAAAAAACCCGCCACATGGGCGGGTTTCTTTATAAGATTTTTTGACCTTTGGTCTTACTTGATGATAATACCAGTCAAAACACGATTGTCGATAACCATGCGTCCTTCTTCAAGAGATCCGTAGTAACCGATCTTTTGTTGACGTACGCTGTATTGGTCATCAGCAGCAAGAGTAAACTCAGAACCGCTTTCTGCGTCAGTAGCAATCGCACGAATCAAAGATTCACGTGTGCGATCAAGACCGATAACAAGATCGTCGCCTGCAGCGAAAGTTTGAGCGGTTGTACTACCAGCACTAGCAAACTGTTCGAATACACGACAGAATTTGCGGTTTGGTCCAAGTTCATTAAGCTCCATAAGTCCGATGCCGTAAAGCTCAGGTACTCCACCGTTGGTGAATACGCTAGAACGATAAGCTTCAGGAGCAGCAATGTCATTATTAGCAGCAGCATTGTTACTTTTGACATTTACTGGATTGTAAGCCATTGCACGAAGATCTTCCATGATCTCAGGAGATACAAGAAGATCAGTAATGCCTTTAACAGCACCTTCAGGAGTTCCACCAGTCCAAGCAGTATTGATACGCTTTGCAAGGGTGATCAACTCATTGAAGTCAGCCAAGGTAAATCCAAGAGCAGCATTAGCTTGAGCCTTAACGTGATCTTTTTGATTAGTAACAGCGTCAGCCAAAGAACCAAGAAGCAAGTTAGCAGAAGTAGCTTCTTGCTTAAGAAGAACTTCTTGAGCGATTCTTGTGAATGATTTACCAACAACATCAAGACGTGATTGAGCTGCATAACGACGATCAAAACTAATCGCACTATCAAGGCGATAAGTAGTGAACTTCATTTCGCTAGCTGTAGGAAGCACTTGGTTGGTAGGAAGACCTCCAGGAACCGTGGTGCTGTAAACCTTGATGTAATCGTCAGCATTGATGTCATAATAGAGATCAAGTGGAAGACTTGGGTTGCTATCAGCGTTAAATGAGAAAGAGCTAAACATGTTGCTCAAAGTAGGAGCTTGATTAACTACTTCAGCAAGAACGGGACCCATGAACTCAGCCAAAGCAGCTTGAGCTTCATAAGCAACGTCACGATTGCGAGAAGCCATAGCTTTTACAAGCTCGACTTGCTCATCTGTACGTTTAAGAGTAATATTCATTTTCTTAAGTCCTTAAAATTAGCAGTTAATACGAACAACGGCGTAATTGCCGTCTGATCCAGCAGCACCTGTTCCAACAGAAGCTCCAGCGAACTGATCGTCAGAAACACCGCGATTTACGCGCTGTCCTTTAGCCAAAATTTGACCAACGATAGTTTTACCAACGACTCCAGGCATGGTTGCACCAGCGTCGGTGATTTTTCCAAGTTCTGAAGCACTTACTTCTACAAAGTTTCCAACGGCAGGAATGCTTCCTCCCTCAAATGCATCGTCGGTTAAGGAAACAATACCTTTTCCAAGAACTGGTACTGCTTCGCCGCTCAATACAGATTGAGTTTCAAGCTTCTTTTGTGGATAGTAAAGAAGTTTTTCGTCGTTTTCATCCTTCAATGCAGTCTGTAACAAGGTCACTCCAACGCAGGATTGCCCACCTGATGCAGCTGTAACTTTCAATGGGACAGTTGGATACTGATTGCGTCCGATAAAAGGATAGTCAGTCTTACCGAGGTAAGAATTATCAACATATCCAACGGGATCAGCACTGAAGTCCCCAGCACTTACTGTTACAAAGATACCTGCGTCTCCAGCTCCTGAATCGGTAACTTTATCGTTAGCCGAATCATTTGCAAAGAGATTTACAACATCTTCTTCAGCGTACTGACGGAATGGTAGTAATCTAATAGCCATGATTATTAATATTTAATTTGAATGTTTTCTTTTGTAAAAGCAGAATTAAATTTCTCACGAAGAGATTGCTCTTCGCTAGAAGCTGCTTCATTGTTATTTGAAATGCTTGCTGCAGATTCTTCTTCAACGTCTTCCAATACTTCTTCTGCAACCTCTTCGGAAGCTTCTTCAGATGATTCTTCAGAAACCTCTTCAGAAGCAGTGCTTTCTGAAAGGTCTTCAACGCGTTTTTTGATTTCTGCTTCGAGCTTTTCTTGGAAAAGCTTTTCTTGTTCTTCGATGTAAGCTTTAGTTTTGTGTTCCCACATTACTTTAAGCTTATCTTCGTAAGATGCGAAAGCTTCTTCGGTAGATTCGAGCTCGGAAACTTCGGAAGCGACAATTTTAAGATCCTCTTCATTCAAATCGAAAGCTTCAGTAACAGAAGCCATTCTTGAATTGAAAAGATCCTTTGCTTCGCGAAGACGTTTTTCTTCAGATAGCTCTTTCCATTGTTCTTCGGATGCTGTGAGTTTTTCTTTAAGCTCTTCCATTTCTTTGGAGAGGGCTTCTTGACGCTCAGTAGCTTCAGCAAGAGCTTTTTCTTTTTGCTCTTTTTCTTCTTGCCAAGATGCGTCTTTCTCACGAATAGCTTCCATCATAACCTTAGAAACGCTAGCAACGGCCTCTTCGAATTGTTGGCTGTCGCCAATCTTTTCCGAAAGCATGCCTTCGATTTGTTTAAGTAGATCTTGATTATCCATAGTTATTTCGTTTGTGTTGTTTACAGAATTTTCTTTTGAAAGGGAACAATTATTTTCATTTTTTTTATAAAAACTTTTGTTTTGTATGTGTATTTTTTCGTTTGCGGTATTTTGTTCAGTTTGGTTTTCTGAATTTTTCTTATCCATGATAACTCCCTTCACATCAGCCGCAGGGTTAGTGGTAAAGCCGATTCCAAGTGGGTAGATGTCTCCGACCACCAATCGAAAAACGGGAGTTCCGTCATCCATTTGTCCCTCACCGTCATAGGCTTTTAAATATTTATTAAATTCTTGAATTTTATTTTCGTCAGAAATTATTTCGGCGTCATTTAAATTATCGCTGCCTACTGCAATTACATAATCATTAAATCCGATTTCCCAGCTCGCAGAGATAACATTCTTATATTCACCTTCTTCTTGGCTTTGTTCGATTAAGCTAGCAAATGTTGGATTAACAATTTTATAAACCAATGCGCCCAATGCTATATTAAAAGGTCCAGTCTCATCCATTAATTCTGAAGCTTCTAATATTTTATTAGTGCCATATTCACTAAAAGAGGAAGAAATAATATGTCCAACAACTTTATTTTTCTGATGTTCAATGTTTGTTGGTTTATGAATAAAGTAATCTTTAATCGCAAGAGCAGTCTCGGTATCAATACCGTCACCATTCTTGTTAAATCTATTAACAACGGCGGCATTAAATGCAACAGCTAATAAATCAATATTCTGATCAAGATCAACATCTTCAGGTATTAATGTTTTAAGACTTTCTAATGATGCCTCACTTACATTAAACATTTTGCAAGTTCCATCAACGCAAGAAGCTTGAATCTCACTCTCAAAATGACTTGTAAATTTAAAAGGATTGTTTTTCATATTTTATTTAAATACACAAAAACGTTATTCTTGTGAATCTTCTCTGCTATGATAATATAATGCAGATGGATAAAGCTCCATTTCATTTTCATTCGAAACATCAAGAATTTCTTTTAATGGAGAAAGCTTTTCTATATTATTAAAATCTGAAATACAAGATTTAATTTCCTGCTCCCAATTTTCTTTTTCCGAAGAAATAATAACAGTTTTACATAGTTCTTCTAATAAAGATTTTTTATCCTTGGATAGTCTTTTTATGCTGTTGGCTTTTTTCATCTCAGCCTGAGCAAACTTAAACAATTCTTCTGTTTTATAAATGGTAGCTTGAATACTTTTTCTGTCAGCAAGTGCAGTACGTCCTTCTTTGTTTGTTCCAGATGGTCTTCCTGGTTGCTGTGGCGTACTTGGAGGTTGCTGTTGATTATTTGGTTGCTGTTGTGGGGCTTGAGCTGCTGCCTGTTCTTCGTCTAGCGGTAGCGGTTGACCACCAACCAAAGGAGTATAATGTCCTTTTTGTCGATCCTCAACATATTGCTCTTGACCTTCTCCAATTTTTTGGTTTTCAGGATAAAGTCCAGTTTTGATTGTTTGTATACCTTGCTCTGGAGTAAGAATGCCAAGTTCCATAAGACGGGTAGTAACTCTTTGTAATTGCACTTCGTCTTTAAGATCGATCTCTTGAAATTTAACAATAGGATACTTTCTAAAGCCAAGGTTTTTACAAACTAATTTAATTTGTGGCTGAAGAAAATCATTGATAAAAGCATTACGAGCTTCTTTTAATCTTTCAAGAAATATTTGAGCCTTGACTTGAGTATTACTATATCTTTCACTTCCGACCACAACATTCTGTAAAGCTTCCTTGATGTCTTGATCGACAATCTGATACTTTTCGGGGCCTAATACTCTATTCAAATCAGGAATAATAAATTCTGCTTTTGTTGTATAATCACTAACCAATACTCTACCAATACTTTCATTCTTAAACAAAGATTGCATGGCTTGTAAATTGTGAGGATTAATACCTCCCTTGTCAGGAGTATTTCCCATGGTAATTAACAAAATAACATTCTCGATTGTACGAGTAACAGCCTGATCAACCTTTTTAAGTTCAAGCTTCCAATTTAAATCATCTAATACAGGATAACCAAAAGGAATAGCAAAAGGTTCATAATCTTGTTTTTTATAAAAAGAATAAACTAACTTGCTTGGGTCTAATCCAATGTGAATTCCATCAGTTCCATATCTTCCTTCTTTGATTGCTTTTTGATCTTTCGGATTTAAGCTTTTAAATACTTCTTTATCATAATCAGACTTAGGATCTTTTAATCTTTCTAATTCATATTCTGATAATACTTTTCTATAAACATTACCATCAAAGTTTGACGATTTAATCGTTGCAATATCATATGGGTTTAGAACAATATATTTAATTGGTATATCACCAGGCTTAATTAAATCAGAACCATAAATTGTTGACATTCTATTAAAATCTTCAATAGTAAATTTACTATCTAAACGATACATAAATACATTACCACTACGATAATACTCTCTAAAATATTGATCTTTAATATTCCAGAGCTTTATTTTCTGCATCCATTTATCAATAAAGTTTTTAGACTTTTCAGTTCCTCCTTCTAATACTAATTCAGTATTAGCAAACTCAGACATTATATCAATAACATTTCTAAAGATTGGAATGTTAGCATATGCTTTTTGACATAACATAATTGCATCTCTAATATCCACGCCAGATTTTCCATAATAATATGGAAGCTCGCCTTCTCTAATGTTTGCGTACTTCCAAGATTTCTTGCTATTGAACGCCGCATTTTTACGAGTATTAGTTCTGCAGTTTGCACCACTCGCGGACTCCCCTGTCCTTTGATAATTTGCTTTTGCGCTTTGCGTATAGTAAGCATCTCCAGCAATAATAGGTTCCCAATTGGGAGATTGATTATTTGTTTCCTGGATTAATTCGTTGAGGTCTTTTTTGTTGAATTTATCCCAGTAATCTGATTTTTTTGTATATTTGCGCTTGGACATATTTTATGATACACGAAAGTCTAGCAAAAGTCCAATAAAAGTCAAAAGTTAACTTTTAACTTTACGCAACAAACATTGGAGTGAATGTAGCTTGAACATTTTGGCTTTCCACATTCATCATGTCGTAATATATTTTAATCATCCAGTTCCCTAAGACTAATGCCGAGTACGAGTCCTTTCTTGCTTTCTCTGGACCGCTTTGTCGTTTAAGGTTGTCTGGTAAGTCAAAAGTTTGAGTTCCTTGAGCTGTAGTTTTTATTTGTATCAGCGCGCATTCCGCCTTGGTCATTTCCATTAAATCAACTTGATGTTCCACTAAGTCAATCATTCTTGCCGCCGAACTTTGCTTGTCATCTTCAGTGTTTTTCAAGAATTTTAACTCATTAATGGGAATACGCTTAGCTCTTTGTTTCTGGTAATCATCATTGACGGCTCTTGAGCCGAAAAAGATTCTCTTGTGGTCGAAATTAGATTGTAGTAATTCATTTGCAATTCTAATCCATTGGGATGTTGGCTTGCGCAATATACAAATTTTTTTACTTTCTAAATTATATTCTAACTTAGCATCTCGCAATGCCTGTTGATAATTATCCAAATTATCAAGATCTGATCCAATCGTGTCAATCTTTAAATTGTTTTGCTTGAAGAGGCTACTTTCATTGCAGGCATTCAGGAACTGAACTCCACCGTTATAGTCGCCAACGATAGCAACAATATTAAAATTATTTAATAAATAATGAAAATAGAATATATGATCCTTCAGGCGGGCGCCAGACATGGCGTAATTATGAACGAGAGTACCTGTACGGTTATCATCGTTCAATTTAAATACTTGCATGGCAAAATCGTCAGAACTTTCGCTCTCAGCCCAGCTGGGGTCAAAAGAAAGAAGATATTTATCAGAAGGTTCACCAGCAACCTCAACACATGGACTTTGTCCATCTGGAACCGTACAAGCTGCCATTTTTGAAATTTTAAAGTATCCAGAACTATCGTCTGTAAACACAGCACCAAACTCACGATCAAACTGGCTTTGGCTCATACTGGCCTTAGCCTGATTAATAAGATTTTGATCATATAATTGTTTGGGCGCGCAATCATAACTAAAATGCATAATTGTGCGATGAGCGTTGCCATCTTCAACAATCTCTCCATTTATTAATGATTCAAATTTCTGATATAATTTATACATGTACTCAAACTTATAAGAAGCGGAAGAAAGCATAATCAACTTATTGTTCGGCCAGACATGTCTGTCCTCCTCTTTCATTTTTCCGTCTTTAATCATTTGGGTTTCCATGTTGTAAAGCTCTTCCCGTTCAGTCGGGTTCTCAACAACAGAAAGGAAAGGGACTATAACTTCGTTATAAATCCTTTCTGGCATAAGAAGAAACTCATCAATAATAATACGATGAAATCTAAAACCACGAAGTTTCTCACCATCGCCTAACGGCAATGCGTGGATTTTGCTCTCACCAAGCTCCAAAGTCCATTGGTCATTAGCTTTGGATTTTCGGGTAACGCACTGCGCTAGCATTGCGGCTTCGGGTTTATTTAAAATATCCTCGATTTTCTTGAATATCATCTTCGCTTGTCGAAAAGACTTTGACACGATACCAATTTCAACTCCTTGGTTCATGATTGCATCAAGAAAGGCGAAAACGCCTGTAGTGAATGATTTTGACATACCACGAGACCAGACTCCCATAAAGTAGTCTGATTCAAGCATGGCTTTGATAGCCATATGCTGAAATGGAAATAATTTAATACCACTAAGCATATCAACTGTAAAAGTGACATTACCTCGCATAAATTCATATAACAGAAGCTTCGCTTCTTTTTCTTCGAGGAAGCCTTTCTTCTCTAGAATCTTTTGATTGATCTCAGTAGAGTACTTGTCTCTCGGCTGTTGCTTGCCTGCTATCCAAGTCATTTGTTTAAAAAGTAAGATATAATGGCTACGATAATTCCTCCACCAAAAGCCATCAAAGATTTACTAATCTTTTTCTTTTTGGGTTCTGGCGGTGCAATCGGCTGAATTTCAGGTTCGTCAGCTTCTATTGGGCTATCAACCTGCTCTTCTTTAAACATGGATTCTATGTCGATCACTCCATAGCCCCAATCCTCATCTTTGCCAACTGTGCCTTTATCGTTAGTATACTTAATCAAGTGATGTCGAATATCAGCAACGGTTTTACAATCGTTCTTGCCAGTTTCTTGCTCCTGCTTGTTATGCTTTGCAAGCATAAGAGCAATAATCCCAGCGATAAATGGGCAAGCCATCGAGGTTCCGCTCAATGATGCATAACCTTTGTTTAAATATGTACTAATAATATTAGCGCCTGGGGCAGCCCAGTCAACTTCAGACCCACGCGAAGAGAATCCAGCAATGTTGCCGAATTTATCAAATGCTCCAACTGCAATAGTTTCGGGAAACGCGGCTGGGTAATTTACTCCTGCTTTGCCTGAGTTGCCAGCTGCGCAAACAACTGGAATATTCATAGAATATAATGTTTTAATTTTATTATGTATAACAGGGTTGCTTGTAGGAAAACCCAAAGACATCGATACGATGTCGGGCTTCATTTTAATAGCATAATCTAATGCGCCAATTATACTTAGACTGCTTCCAGATCCATTTTTGCCTAATGCCTTAATGCAAATGCATTTAGAATTTGGGGCTACGCCAACAAATCCTTGTTGATTATCTTTTGCAGAAATAATACCAACACAATGTGTTTGGTGGCCATTATAATCATAAATATCTTCATTAGTAATACAATTTTTACCTTCTACTGCGTTGTCTCCAATATCTGGATGATCAGGTAAACCTGTATCAATCACAGCAATAGTGATACCTTCTCCCTTGGTTGTTTTCCAAGTTTCAGGTATGTTTGAATATTTTAAACTCCAATCCATTGATTGAGAAAGAGTTGAATATACTTCGTCAACTGCGAAGTCAGGGAGGTTTACTTGTTCATTTTTCATATTTATCTAAAAAGTATTGTATATCTACATTCCATAAATTTTTACCATAATATAATAAATTAGGAATTAATAATTCAGAGTTTTCGCGGCTGCCAGAAAAAACAAATTGGCAATGCCCCTTAAATTGGTGAGTTAATAATCTCATTCGGTGAAATATATAATTTAAATTCGAAGCACTCTTGAAACCTTTGTATTTTAAATATTTATTGTTTTTAATTAATTGGGGTAGAGATTGCTCTATAACAATAAACAAATAAGCATTAAATTGTTTTGCTCTTTCCAGTTCCTTGGTGAAACGGTCAAATCCGACCCCTAGAGTGCCCTTAAAGTCGCTTTCGCTCTTTCGGTCAACATAGGTATAGTTATAATGCTCTCCACCCATTGTATAGTCTCCAAAGTCCAATTTATGGTTTTTACTGTTTTTAAAAGAAAGAGGCTTTTGCTCACGGGTGTCAATGTATATTTGTATTTCTTCGATCTTTGATTCTGATTTGAGAATATTTTGTTTTATTCCTGAACTGTATATTGGTTCAAGGCCAAGCTGTTGACAAGCTTGTCCATAACCGCCGAAGTTATCCTTATATACATCAATTGGCGGTAGATTATTTATTTCTATTTCTAAATGATTAGGTGCATACTTTAATTCTTTATTATCTACTCTATTCTTTAGTTGTTGTATTATATATTCTTTTACTTCTGTATTACCTTTGTTTATATCACACCATTTGATCATTTGTGCTCTTGTAGAAAAGTCAGTATTGAAATAGTCTAGTTTATTCTTGAAAGGGAGTAATTCCTGAGTAAGTTTATTCTTACGAGGATAAAAGGTTGTATAGTACTGTGCCATATCCATATCGTGGACTTTTAGGTGTTTATGTAGAGCCCCTTCTGTTTTGAAGGTTTTCTTGCATATCATACAGGTTACGTTTTCTTTTTCGCTTGACATCTTTTAAAGGCCCAAAATATTTTAACAAATAATCTAGGTATTTTTAAATTAAACCCAGATGTTTGTTTTATTATTGCAGATTTTGCATATATTCTTCTTGTTAGTATTTTTTTATACCAAGACATGTTTTTAAGTGAGCAATTTTGTATAATTACGCCTTGTGTCTTTTTTAAGTCTTCAGTATCGTATAAGCTCCAGTTTCCCATATCAACACATGCTCCATCATATACATGATTGAAATTATTAATAAATTCACAATCTTTTATTATTATGTTTGACGCCATGCATTTAATTGTAAAATGATGTTTTGTGTTTTTTGCTATGAACTTACAGTTTCTGAATGTAATATCCCGCCCTTTTACTATATCAACGCAATCTTCATAGCCCCCGATGATTGTACAGTTTTCCACTAACACATCCCTGCACCAAGAAAGCTTTAATCCTTCTGATGCGCCATTAGCATCGATTTTACAGTTTTTAATGAGAATCGACTGTTTCTTTCTTCCAGGTCTCCATGAAAAACCTAAAGCGCTATTATCATGCTTGCGCTCTAAATTTGGTTGACCGATGAAAGATCGATCCTGGATTGTAATATCATGCGACATCGCCTTTTCTTAATCCTAATACTCTAGCCTTCCAGTCAGGCATAGACTCTATGTTAGCGATTTCTTCTTCAACAAGCGCTTTTTGCATCTCAGCTATTTTTATCATTACTTCTCTTTCTTCTTCCTCTTGAAATAATTGTACAAGATTTAATATTGATGCGTTTTGACTTTGTTTGTTTTGTACGCGTTTTGCTCTGTCACCATTTAATCTAGTGATCAAGCTTTCCATTCTTTTCTCACATTGATTATATTCATCACTCTTTGTTTTTAACAATTCAGCCAATCTTACAGTCATATCTCTTTGATCTTCACACTCTTCAAACATATGATTAAGCTTATCTATAGCTTTTTGTATATTCATAAGATTAATATAGTCAATACATACATTGATATATAAATTGACTTCGTCTGATGTGAGATCTGGCTTGTCCCATGTTGCGCGAATAAATTCTGCCTGAAATAACGCCCGATCTTGTTTGTCTGTATAATTACTGATGGTTTGTATGAGTCGAGGCGCTTGTAAGAATCCAATCAATGCCTCTATACCCTTTTTTACCTGGGCCTGCAATTTGCCCTGTTCCAGGTTTTGAGTGGTGGATTCATTTACAAGCTTTAATGCCTCGGAAAATGTTTTGATGGGTTTATATTTCTCGCTAACAGCACTCTCTCTTGGATTTATTTTTTGAGGAGCATTAGATTTCAAGAAATCACTAATTGCTTGAGTTTCCTTGCTGAGTGGTGCTATGTTTTTGTCAGGATAAAGAATCTTAGCCATATCTAAGGCTTTCATCTTTCCATCTGCATTTGCTAATATAAATTCACACTGATCTTGAGTCAAAACCACTGGAGGCAGCTTGGCAGTTATTTTTCGAGTTTTATATTTGTAATCCTTCGATGCCATGTATTCACGAACTGCACGGCCTTCTTTTGTACGACCATCTAGGTTTTCTCCCATAAAGACTGCATTTGTTAATTCATTTAGGTTATTGATTCTTTTGTAATTATCATCAATAAATTTCTTATGTTCTTCAGTTAATTTAATCTTGTCCATAAAAAATATCCTTTGTTTTTAAGATTCTTTCTGCTTTGTCTTTGAATTGCTTTTTTAAATTCTTTATTTGTTTATAGCCCGCTTTTCTATTTTTCTCTGATGTTTTATACCCCAATTCCTTTGCTACCTCTTCATCTGTCATGTTTTCTATAAAAAGCATTTCGTAAATCTTGTAGTGCTTTTCAGAGAGCTTTTTTTTCATTTCTGCGTGAAGTCTTTTCTCAGCAAGCTCTAACTCAAAAAGATTATTTTTATGCTTTATCTCGTGGTCATGGGATTCTAATGCTAATGGTATTTTTATTTGGTATGCGGATTTTTTTGTTTTTTCCCATTTTGCATATAATGGACACTCATTGCATTGAGTTTTACTTTCTGTAAAACCGCAAAGTCCTACTGCATCTTCTTCAGTCACTCCACTTTGATTAAAAGGACAATTAAGGCATGGCTTCGCAAAATTACTATAATAATTCCTGAGAATGTTTTTTAACTGGTTAGATATGATTCTATTTAACCAAGGTTTAAGTGGGCGCGATTGATCCCATAAATCCCATTTTTTATGCAGATGAACGCGAATAATCTGCTTTACATCATCAAAATCAATCCAAGACAAAGATTTTAAAAACCACTTACTCTGTCTCTTGTTTAATTCTTCTTCTATAGTCTCCTGATGGTCTTCGTATGTCGTTTTTTTAGCCACTGATGTCTTCTGGATCTTTTCGTGATCGACATTGCTGCATGGTTGACTTTACGACATCTTCTTTTGGGTCGTAATCCGCTTTTGGGCGAATAGAGCCTTTTTGATATTCAGTTTTTGAATCTTGAGAAGCTTGAGAAACAAGATCCCCAAATGTTAATTTATTTTGATCTGTGCTAATTGAATAATCTAATTTTGATATCTTCGAAACTTTTTCTTCAGGTTCTGGCTCAATCTCTTCCTGAGCTTGTGCTTCCACATTTGACTCTTCGGTTTTATTTAACGGAGTACCACAAGATGAGCAGAAATTAGGTTTTTTTAACGCATATTGAATCTTAGCGCCACAGTTCATGCAGAATTCGGTAATCATACTTTATGATATGATTATTGCACTATATTTTCTAATGAATTAAATTAAATAACCAGCAATTGTACGAGCTTGGCGACGCATGAAACTATTTATTTCGTCATCGTGAGCTTGCTCTGGCATTGGACCTTTTACATAATCAACGCCCAAAATTCCTATAATTTTACCATCTAATGTTTTGATTGGTACATTATAAATACTTTGTATACCTTTTCTTTTGATCATTTGATAAAAGCCTTGGTCTTTTATATTTCTAATGTCGTCATATACAAAATAGCCATTTGTGACAATTTCATTAACATAACTATGATAATTAGATACTCTATGATTTTGAGAATTATGAGATTCAGGACTAATTCCTTCTTCTACTATTTCATGTGTGCAACTAAATTTTTGTTGTCCACGCCCCGAAAAATATATCTCTCCATTGTGAAATTCTAAAATATAACCGCGATCTGCTTTCATTTGCTCCATGATATATTGAAGAGCTGTATATACATTCGCGTTTTGGGAAGTTTCGCGAATAACGCAGTCCTTTTGTTTTCGATTCATGAGTCTTTGACCCATAAGAACACTAGCGACTGTAGCGAAGGCGGTAATTACCGCTGCGAGTATTGGCGTTAAATCTATCATTAATTAATGATACACTATTTTTTATAATTATCCTCTAATTTACCTATGATATACTTTTGCAACTCACTTCTTAAAATGTCATTTTTATTAAAACTAAAACAGTGAATTCCATTGTCTTGACTTTCTTGGTCTTTGAATAAATTAAACATATCGGCATAGCCGCTTTTTCCATTAATATCACTCTGCATAAAATCGCCGCAAATAAATAATTTACTGTTATGCCCCAATCTTGTAATTAATGTCGTTAATTCTTTAAAAGTAAAGTTTTGAGCCTCGTCTGCAACAACAACTTTGTCCTTCCAACTCGCCCCGCGCAAAAAGTTAATTGGCATAGCTTGGATTCTTCCACTGTCAATCAATTCTCTGCGGACTGTTTTGTTTTGTGGCAACATTTCCATTAACTTGTCTTCAAGAGGTGCCATGTATGGATTGATTTTTTCTTCCACGCTTCCTGGAAGCGCTCCAAGACCTTTATCTGCACTTTCAATCACTGTACGGACGTAAAACATATCTAAATCATCATCTGCGCTTAAATGCCTTAATGCCGCATAAACTGCCATATATGTTTTGGTTGAACCAGCTGGTCCACTCACAAACATGATATTAGTTTCCTCTTGTAATGCTAAAGCTAAAAATATTTTTTGCTTCTCAGTTAATCGAAGGTTGTTAACCTTGAACGTTAGTTTTAGTTGTGGTATTTCTACCTTGTCTTTTTTTGACATGTTATTATATAAAAGTATTTTCAATATAATACACGCCATTTATTGAATTAATCAAATCTTTTTAGTAAAATAAATTAATTAGTGTAAATATTATTGTGAGCAAAAAACCAAAAGTCAAAAAGACAGACAAAAACGTCGAGCTATCGATAGGGGAAACGCAGCCAACGAAATATGATATCATGAAGTTGATAGCAAAAAAATATTCCATATATGGATCAACGATTTGGCTCAATACGCCAATTGCATCCGAGAATGGAAGAACGCCCGCTGAATTGATGATTGATGGAGAAACTAAATTAGTTTATGAATTAATCCAAAAATCAAATGGAAAATTCGATCTATAACTTTTGCTGGGAATTTTGCTACGAAATCTTGATCGCAGATCCTAAAAGCGATAATCGGGAATTCTTTATAATGAACTTGCCCGTTAAATTCCTGCCGATACTAAAAACCCGCTTAGATATAGCGGGCTTTAGTTGTGTATCTCTTCAGTTACACGGTAAAGAATCTGTGATAGCCAGGTTTAGAAAAACCAACTATCATGTCCAGGCTTAAGAAACTACTTCTAGATCTTCTGCTGGTTTTTCTTCTTCTTCTTTTTGGCTAGCTGCTTCTTCAGCCTCTTTCTGGGCCGCTTCAGCTTTCTTGCGATTTTCGAGAATTTTCTCTTCAATTTCGGATCTTTGCTCGTCGCTCAAGCCGTCGTAATAAGCATTCGCTTGATTGAGTGAGTGATCACGCAAAACGTTAACAATTTGTCCAATGTTCAAACTATTTAGTATGTCATTGGCGATTTCTAAAACAACTTCGTTTTTATCCATATCTAATATTATTAGGGATTCGGGGCAATTTCTATTAATTTTTCTTTTTTTCCTTTTTTTATAAGATATAATGCTTGTTTTTGAAAATAGGCGCCGATTTTTTTTGACTTTACTAATTATTGTAAATTATGAATTTATATTTTGATTTTGAAAATTACCACCCCCCGCCCTATTCTGAAATAAAGTTGACCTTTTCGATTCATAAAACGGGTAGGGGGATCGTGCAGGAAAATAGTTGCGAAATAATTGAAAAAAAATTTGACTTTTGTTAATTTATATGAGAGAGTATAAATATGTTAGATAAAGAAATACAACAATTCATTCAAGATAACGATCTTGTCCGTATCCAAGCAAGTCCGATGTCCGAGACTTCCGACCTTTGGGAATGTCCAGGTGGTCATGTTTGGAATTGGGAAATGATTAAACAAGCAGTGGAATTAAAAAATTTTTTATGTTCTTTAGAAAAATAATTATCTTTTTTCTTGCAATTCAACAAAAATTTTCTTAGAGTAATAATATGAGTAAAACAGAAGAAATTAAATTCGACATTGAAAGCCTCGAGCGTCGCCTTGATTGCGACCACTTCGACCACGATCTGCGTGAGTTTGTACCTGCCACAGGCGACACTCGCAAGTGGATTCTTGCTCGCATCGAGACGCTTAAAAGCCTCTTGCCACAAGCTCGCCACGAGGATCAAGTTCGTGCTTTTGGTTGGAGATCAGTTGAGAGAAATGCTTGACAAAGTTTTTAAAATAGATTAGAAAGGTAAAATATGAAATTAGAACTAATAGAATTCATGGAAGAAGAACTTGCAATCTTTGACCACATTTTTTTTGATGTCGAAACGGGCACTCATATGTACGAAGATGTTGGGGGCAATGTTTGGACTCTTAAACAAATCGAAGAAGCTTGGGAAGAGCATAAATCTCATTACATGGACGGAGCATAATAATATGATAGACTACGCAATAAGAAAAAAATTAGACACCGAGTTGGATCTCGGTCTTTCTCTCTCAAAAGCATTGGGTAACCTTCGTTACCTTGCCAAGTCAACGAATACCGAAGGCGACACGACTCTAAGCATTACGCAAGGCATGGCAATCTTGGACGCATTACACGCTGTTGAACTTGCCGTAAAATCTCGTCAAAAATTGATTGACATGGAGAACGGAAAAGTCTAATCTAGTATCATGCAAGCACATTGGATACTTACAAAATTAGGTTCGACAGGCATCCCTATCATCTGCTCATCTGCTCACCCCGATTACAAGCGTGAGCAATACGATGTTCAAATCGGGCAAGAATGTTTCGAAAAAAATTACAAAAGTGGGAATATAGTTGACATATCAGAAAAAGTCAATCTTACGCAAGGACATCACATCTTTGCGTTCAAAGAGTTTATAGAAAGTTTATGAGAGAATTAGTTACATTAGTTTTAGTCACAGGTTTAGGTGGATCAGTCATCTTGTTTGGTGTCGCTGGATTAGCCCACCTAATAGCAGGATAATACAACGGTTTACATAAGTCCTTGAATATCAAGGGTTTATGGCAGGCCGCCCGCGCGGTTTGTGCTGTAAGTCATTGATATTCAATAACTTACATAAAACTCGATACAGATTCCGTGCCAACTTTTAAATTGCATTTTGTGAATAACTTTGTTGTTTTTTTCTTGCAATTAGCTTGTTTCTTTGCTAGTTTATACTTATATGACAAACGAAATTCAAACACATCTCACAAAGTTAGGAATCGACAAGTTCATCAAAGACAATGGACTTAAACTTGTGGTCTGCCTTCATGCTGACCATATGCTTTGGGAATGCCCAGGTGGTCACTTGTGGAATATTCAAATGGTAAAAGATGCCGCAAATAAAAGTTTATAATTCGCAAACTTTTTTCTTGCAATAAAATCATTAAACTGCTAGTTTATAATTATGGATAAATCAGTGAGACTCCTCTCAAAAGTTAAAGCCGAAATGGTGATCCTACGGGAAACCATTGCCCACGACAGCAACGCTGTAATGGTTCAGATTGCCAAAAATCTTTTGGCAGAAAATCAAGCTTGGCTCGATCATTGGATCAATCAAGCCGAATTCACTCATAAAAATAATTCAAAATAAAACGCTTTTTGCTTGCAATTCGACAAAAAATTTCTTAGAGTATACTTATATGACAAAGACAACAAAATTCAAAAAAGGTGATGTTCTCCTCTCAAGGGATGGCAAAATCTTTCAGTTTATCCAAGCTACCGAGCACGAAGATCTCGGCACTATCGCAATGGTTCGCCCATACCTCACTAATCGCCAAGTTGGCATTCGTTTTGAGGATGTAAAAATTCACCCACTTTTTGCAAAATAAAGCTTGCAATTCAACAAAAAATCTTTTAGTTTATAATCATGATCACAATAGGAAAAAACACTAACTTCTCAAATTGGTTTGACATTCGCTTTTTTGGGAAAATCGTAGACAACGCAAAATCACAAGCTCAAGCGATGGAAATTGCAAAAGAACTAAAAAAAGAAGAAAGAAAAAAAGGCAATAGAGTTTTAATAATTAACACTGAAGAAATATGAGAAAAGTCACACAACAAATCAAAAAAGCCTTTGAAGAAGGCAGATCTTTAAAAGTCGGCAACACCAAGACAGACGGGCAAACCGTTTGGTTGCATGGCAACGCAATTGTCAAGCGTGATCCTGACGGACTTGTCAGGTGGTCACTCGCGGGATGGAATACGCCCACCACACGCGAACGCGTCAACGGCATAGCCAATGCCAATGTTTTTCAGTTCCAATTTGAGCCTGTGTTAAACGGGGAAGTAATTAACGCAAACGATTGGTTCGCAAGTAACACAAAGTTGCCTGATCTTCTCGTTTTTTAACACTTAAAAATGGTTTCTATAAATCCTTGAATATCAAGGGTTTATGGCAAACCGCGCACGGCGACTTTGCTGTAAGTCGCTGATTATAAGTAACTTATGGACTATTCGTCCATAAGCCACTCATCAAGTGCGTAGGTGTCAAGGTCATCATCCTTGTAACTCGCTCCGTCAGGAGTGCTAAAAGTGCCAAGTTCCTCAAGTTCATTCGCAAGATCCTTGTAACTCACGAACCTACGAGAAAGCCTATATAAGCCTTCGTCGTTTCCTAACCAAAGGGCGACATTCCAGGTTGCCCAGTTCTTCCATCCGTTATATGTTGTGTCTGTCATAATTTTCCTTTCTTATAGATTACTTACTGCGACAAAAAGAGCAAGGGCATCAATGCGATCTTGCACTTCGTCCTTTTCGTTCTCAGCGTTAATAACAAGCGACTTTGACCAATCGCACCCTGCGTCTGCGTCAGGGGTTTCGGTGTCAATAATGGCTTGTAGTTCGTCGATTCTTTTGAGTAGTGATTTAATGTTTTGCATAATAATAAACTAAGCGAAATAAAAACTAATTGCAAGCTTTTTTTAATGTTTTTTTCATTTTGTTGTAAAGTGTTGTATATGAGGGGTTTATGGCACGGCGGCCCCGCGCGGCCTGCTGTAAGTCGTTGATATTCAGCAACTTACGAAATTTTTTAGGGCAATAAAAAGCCCCTCCGTCAACGCTTAACGGAAGGGCTTCACTATATGCAGAACAGGTTTGTGGTCATCATGGGGATTTGTTGCCCCCACTCGCATTTATCCCTTTGGAGATAATATAAAGAACTCCTTGGCTCTGCTTATAGACTTATTCTATAACTAAATTCCTTCCCATATCATCCAAAACACAAGCACCCAAGGCGAGAACATTAACAACTCAACTATCATGATAAACTCCTTTCATCTCGTCAGACACTCCCATGTCTTCGTCTTCTTCGTCAATGTCTTCGGCAGATTCGTGATGCTCGAAAAGCGAAGCCTCATCTTCGATGTCTTGGTCTGTGACATCAAATAATCCATGTTCAGTAACAAACTCTTCTGTCTTGACTTCTGAAACGAAGTCCTCAACTAGATTGTTGCTTGGCAAGCCTTTCGACTCACGATATGCGTTGGCGATAATTGCGATTCTTTGTTCTTCTGTCATAATGAATTTTTGTGGGTTTTAACTTTTAACTCTTTCTCTAATGCTCTTTTCTGTCTGCGAATTTCATTTACTGCAATGAATTTAAAAGTGTCTTCTTCTTCTTTGATTTCTCTGTCAATAATAGCTCTTGCTTCAAGGATGTCAACACCTGCTTTTACTAAATCAAGAATTGCGTTGTCTCGGTCAATTCTATGATCTTTTCGGATTGCGAGCCATTCCTGTTTTTTAGAACTAAGGAACTCTTCCCCAAATTGGGCGTTAGCTTTACGGATTGCTTTTTCGTTGTCTGTCATAATAGTAATCTAGTTTAGTTTTGTAATAAAGTCAAGTTTTCATTTTCTAATTGTATGCGAATATATGGCTCAGAATATTCGTCTATGTCCATGTCTGCATAACTGCAACCTTCAAACTCTCCAATGTCTTGTAAGCTATTGTTGCTTGCGAAAGTGTTAACCTTAAACGAACAAATATCATTGCCGTAGTAATCTTCAATTTTTATCTTCATGTGTTTAATATAGTTTAGTTGTAATTAGTCGTCAAGCCCTAAATCTCTTCTAAATTCTGCTTTGTCTGCAATTAGTTCGTCAACCCAAACGCTTCCTTCGACTTGAGCTTTTGCCATTAGGATAGATACTTGAGCAGGAGATTGCCAACCGACAACATCGTCACTAGGAGAAAGTGGAATCATGCCGTTTTTGTCAAAGATTGCAACTTCGTAAAGGTCTTCCTCTAAATCACCATAAAGTCCTCTACATCCATCAAATCCTGCGACGACAGAAATAGAGAGTCCGTTGCCAAAATCAAGCGTTGCTTGGACTGCATCATCAGTACCACGATGTGGTTGAAAATCTAGATCGTCAAAATCTAGCATAGAAGGTTTTGGATTGAATTGTGAGATTGAGTTTGGTATGTCGTAGTTAATCATAATAAATAAAATCTAGTTTAATTTTTGTTGTTTGTCAAGCTAATCAGAAAGAAACTCGAAGATATTCTGTTACCGATCCACCATCAGCTGATCTTACAAAGTAAATTAAATCTTCTTCGAGTGCTTGCTCTACTAATGATAAATGATTGGTAAGCCTACTATCATATAGCCACATCTCGCCATCTTCGGTTGAATTGATTAGTTCGATTAGTTCTTTGGTTGTCGTCATATAAACACACTAAAGCTTTTTGTCAGTTAATGCAAGAAAAAAGTGAACTTTTTTTCACTTTGTTGTAACCTGTTGAATATCAGGCATTTACAGCACGGCGGCCCCGCCGCCCGTGCCATAAGTCGTTGATAATCAGCAACTTAGGAAATTTTTGGGGTTTTTACTACAAACACCGAAACCCCCTGGTGTTCGGGGGTATTTGGCAAGTTTCTATTTGTTATTTTGGGTTTAAAGCTAGTAGCCTAACCAAACCAAAACTTTTTGTGCGTCGTACTCTTCTTGCTCGCCCACATCGGCAAAAAATTCTAAAATCTCTTCATTAGAAGTAATTCCGTGTTTTGCTAATTCTTGCAAGGCACGATCTTGAGTGATAGTAATTTCTTCGGCTGAGTCGTAATAATTCATAATTCTAATATAACTTAATGTGCTAAATATGCAATACCTTTTTTGCACCCTTTGATAAAACATAAGTTGCAATTATGAGCATTACAAGTTGCTAAAATCTTGCCGTTTTGATCCTTAACATAAGTTGCGGGGCAAACAAAATGTCCGTCTTGCTCGGCTTTCTCTTTTGAGCTATAAACGGAAGTGCCTGCGTCGAGTCCGTCAATTTGTGGAGCGGGTTCGTCAACATACAAAGCACTTGGCTTTAAGCATACATTCTTTAAACTTGCAAGCTTTTTTAATGAAGGCAATTGACTATCCCTTGCCCACTCACGAGTTGGAAACCAAAAGCGAATTGAAGGAAAGTTTTGGCAAATCTTAATCCACGCCTCAATGTACTTTGGGGAAAACAAGTCGCCCGAATCATGAACCCTGAAAAGATCCGTGTTAACATTCTTTAAAACTTTTTTGTTTCCTTTTGCGTCAAAGTACTTTTTGGTAATTTGCTTGGAAATCTCATCTACAAAGGATTGCCCGTTGTCTTGATGTAAAGACTTGGTAACAAAATTGGCTTTGTCTTGCAAGCTTTGTTTGACATTGGCAAACATATAAAAACCTTTGCAAGCATAACAAGCATCGCAAATAAACTTTTTTGCTTTGTCCTTGACTTTTGCCATAAGCTGAGCGGCTGGGCAATACTTGAAAGCTGGAATGTTAAAGCCTAAGCAAGGCATTTTTGATGGGTTTGATAATAAGTTCATGATATAAAACTAAACAAATTTTTTATCGATTGCAAGCATTAAAGCACTAAATCTTCAAAAAAGTCAGGCTCTAATCCGAACTCACTAGAGAAAGCTTCTTCCCATTCAAAGAGATCTCCGCCTTGTCCAACATCTATCCACATTTCAGAATTAAATGCAGTAACTTGATCCTCCGCCTCTTCACGGGAAAGTCCGTCGCGGGTCATTAAGATTTCAATTATTCGTTTCATACCTATACACTGACAGAAAAACCTATTCGACGCAAGAAAAAAGTGAATTAAATTTCATTTTGTTGTAAGTCATTGAATAACAAGCATTTACAGCACAGCTGCCCCGCCGCCCGTGCCATAAGTCGTTGATTATCAGTAACTTAGGAAATTTTTTGGGGCATTAAAAACCCCCCTCGAATGAGGGGGGCTAACGACAAACGACAACCCTATTTAAACTGATACCAATTCGTTTTCGACAACCTCAACATCTATGACATTGGGGACATGGTTGTCAATATCAAAATCGACAACGCTGTCAAGAACAGAATGAAGAGCGTCTGAACGATTTGGCAACGCTACAAGGTTACCCTTGTAAACTTCTGTGAATGCGTTGTAAAGTGAATTTACATTGCGATCACGAAATTCAAGGTGATCACTAGATGCCCACTGATCTGCCACATCTAAAACTTTGGACTTAGGCAAAGCACCTGCACGAACTGCCTTGATGATAAGATCATGGGCGAGAACATTACCGATAGAACGATTTTTATAAGCCTCGATCCTTTGGTCTTGACCATGCCAAAAGTTGAAAAGCTTACCGATTGCTCGGTTGATAGTGGTATCAAGATCGTTCAAGATGTTGCGAGTATGTCTGCGAGCGAGCTTGATTGTATTAGTAAAAATCAAGTTGTCGCAAACAAAGGGAGCGTCACCTGCACAAAGCCCTGCAGGAAATGTTTTGTCGTGAGAGTTGCGAATCCCCACAACGCAACCGCGATCTGATGCTTCCCGATTAGGATGATCAACGGCAAACAAACCAAAGTAATGTTGGTTACCCCTAGCGAGAGAATGAACCTCATCTTGAATGGTGAAACCATTTTGGTTAAGAAAGCCCTTTGTGCGATCAACTACCTCATGGTGAGCGATTGGTTGATAAGAAACGGCTCGCTCGCCATTGGCATTTTCTTTCTTGCGGTACTCAACAGGCGGAGTAGGAACTTTCTCAACTTCCTCGAAATCGACAAGCGAACGATTACCTCCGCAAATGTGAAGGT